TTTCTTGACCCTCGAACGTATCTTGTCGCTAGCGTCCGCGAGCAGCGTCGTGGCGGTGCGAGTCTCGTCATCCGTGAGTTCGTGCCAGCGTTTCGCCAAATCGCCGGGTGCCGCGAACGGGACGTCCGTCGTGGTGGTTTCTCCGGTCATGACGAGCCTGCTAGCTTGATGCGATTATGCCGGCGTCGCGCAATGATTTGAGCAGCGCGTCGAACTCGGCCTTTGTCGGAGCGTCCCCTGCCGCGTCTGCCACCGCGGCACCTGATGCCGGCGTCGCGGTGAATGGGGTGCCGTCGGTGTTGTAGAGCGCCACCGGAGCATCAAGCGGGCCGGCCCTGTGGTTCTTCGCGCGCTTCTGAACGATGAGGTTCTGGATGGGGAACGTCATCACGCCTCCTTCAGCACGGCGAAGCCGCTCGGGTCGATGACCGCGTAGGCGAACATCGCTTCGGTGCGGTATGCGATCTGGTTGTGGGCCTTCAGATCGACGCCCGTCTGGTCGGGGTCTCCATAGGGGATGATCTCGCTGGTGATGTCCCGGACCATGCCCCACTGGATGAGGCTGAAATCGCCCATGAACGCGAGCGTCTTGGTCGAGGTCGTCGCGAGACGCCCGTTGACCGTGCCCGATGTGGCCGCCGTGAGGCCGTCAAGAGAGCCCGCTTGGAGATTAAGTGGGATTTCGGGGTAGAAGCGCATACCAGTGGCCGGCACGCGGAGCTTGCGCAGACGGGACGCCCACGTCTTCGAAAGCGCGATTCCGGAGATGTCGTAGGTGTCGTTGAGCGCGTCCGCGAGCGCGTCGACGTTGGAGATTTCGTCGTCGGTGGCCGTGACCTGCACGGCTTTGGCGTTGAGTGCGTCGTACCCGTTGAGTGCCGCTCCGCTTTTGGGATTGATGGCGTGGTAGATGACGTAGTCGAGGGCGCGTCCGATCGCACCGGCCTGGTCGTTCTGGATCGCTTCGATGATCTGGAGGCGGTTGTCTTCGTCGGCCCATTGCAGTTCGGACGTGACTCGCGTGGTGGTTTGCACTTTGAACCGTTTGGCGCTGACTGGTGTGGTGTCCTGTTCGTAGCTTGACTTGGTCTGGCCTTCGGTCGTGACGTCGGCTTCGCTCTTGCCGTTGAAGATGAGATAGTCCTTGTCGGTGAAGATCTGCGGGCTTGAGGGGGAGAGCGTCGCGATGGTGCTCGTGTCCTTGGCCTTCTTCACCACGAATGTCGCCACTTCGCCGGGGAGTGTGATTTTATCGGTGGTCATTGCCATGATGATGTCCTTTCGGTGTTATTCGTTGCCGAATAGTTTGTTGATCCAATCGCGTTTCCGTTGGTCGGATGGTTGCTTCGATGGTGTTTTGCCTTGTCCGGGGATTCCGGGGGCTTTGGGCTTGGGGTGTATGTAGTCGTTGAGCTTGGAGGCGTTGTCTTTCATCGCTTCGATCGTGTCCCCGTGCAGCAGTTCGGTCGGGATCCCGGTGTCCTTGGACACCTGCGTTTTCCATTCGGATTGCTGTTGCGCCGTTTTGTACGCGGCGTTCTCTGTTTCCAGCTCCTTCATGCGTTTGGAGGTCTTCTCCTGTTCGCTGAGATTGGCGTCCTTGAGCTGTTTCAGCTCATCGGCCGCGGACTTGTTGTCCTTCGCCCGTTTCTCCCAGTCACGCGAATGCTTGATGGCGTCCTCGTATTTCGTCTTCCAGTCCTGCGGATCCTCGGTGTCTCCGCTGGCGGGAGGGTCGGCTCCTTGCCCGCCTGAATCTCCAGGCGTGTTGATGAAGCGTATGTGTGTCAGCTGCCATCTGTGTCGCATGGTATCTCCTTGGTTTGTTGGTGGGGCCCTTTTCGGGCATAAAAAAACCACCCGTTCGGGTGGTTAAGAGTTGTATCCGGTGACGCTGTCAGTGGGCGTAGACTCCCATGAGATCGTCCTTGTCGTCCGGCTCGGAGATATTAATGGTGGCCACGACCAGTTCTTCAGGTAACTTCACGCCATATTTCGGTGCGTCGACCACCAGAGGGATGAGCGCCTCGTATGGTTCGCCGGCGTCGATGTCTTCCTGGAGGCTAACCCGTAGTTTTTGAGTGAGGTGGGGTGCCATGATCGCGAGTGCTTGGAGGGCCAGCTGTTTTTCTTCTTCCTGGGCCATGATCACCTTCTTCCTCAATGGGATAAGCATATCGCACACGATACCCGTGTTTGGTGATGGATAGCTTGACTCTGATATGCACATTCTCGATGGTTTTATCGCGGTTTTGTCGATTGCCGAAGTCGGTTGGTTCCGCGTCGGGGTTTGCGACGGTCTCCTTGATGGCCCATTTGATCTTCTGTTCGCTCCAGGTGTTGGGGAAGTGTGTTTTTCCGGGGTTCTTTGCCCATGATGCGTGCCCGCCTTTCCCGTTTTCTTCACCGATGAGGATGTGCGACCAGACTTTGCCGCTGATCTGGGTTACGTCATCCGGCCAGGGTTTGGTGGTCTCAAGGACGCCATCGCGTAGGTCGTCCGGATACAGTCGTCTCATCGCCTGTGCGATGTCGCCTGCCGATGAGGTCGCGGCGGAATCCTTTGCCGCGTCATACATCGATTTCCAAATGCTTTGGCTGGCTGTCAGTACCTTGTTCGCGCCCCAGCTCGGGACTATGGTGCAGTGGCAGTGCCCGTCGTGGAACGAACCGCCGAAATCGGCTGTTTCCTGACTGGTATAGGCGAATCCACGGCCCGCCAGCATCACGCAGAACGCGCACGGGTTTCTCCCGCTTGCGACTCTGGCCCATCTCGGGTTCGTGGGGTCGATGCGGATGTTTCTCTGCATCGTCAGACGAGTCGATGATGCGATCATGTCCGAAATGAACTGCTGTGAATCATCGAGGTTCGAAAACGACGGCCAAAGATCCTCGACGGTTTTCCCCGCCTTGCTTCTGCCGGCCTTGACCTGCTGGTAGGTCAGACCGTTGAAATCGGTGTCTGAAAAACCGCCTTGAACCTGCCACAGGGTTCGATCGGTATCCACCAGCGCGGCATGATCGAAATCCGGAAGAGGAGTGGAGGAGTACTCTGACCATAAAGCGCGTAGATCATCGTAGTAGTCGTTCGCCAACTGGCTCGCGTCGGACGCATATTCACGGACGAGTTCCTGTGCATCCAATGGGCTGCGAGAGAGCACCGTCTCCATCTCGTCGGTCGCGGCGTCAATGAGATTGTCGATATTGGTCTGATAATCCCTATGCGCCTTGTCCAGTAGCCGCTGCAGCTCCCTGCGTTTGTCCGGAGTCAGATGCAGGTCGTTCAGATCCATCGTCAGTCCCCTCCGTCGGTCTCAAACTGACTGGCGTCATCCCTGTGAACTTGATGCCCTGCAGTCCCAGCTTTGCCGCTGCCGCGTCGGGGGCTACGCCTGCCCTGATCGCAATTCCCAAAGCGGTGAATTTCGATTGCAGATCGTCGGCATCCGAACCGTTCTCAGTGCTAGGTTGGTTCGCGTTCTGCGTTTTGAGTTGTTCGATGCGACCCTGCGAGCGCTGTTGCCGTTGCGCTTTTCGCAGGGCTTTGATTTCGTCGAAGTTCAGCCCTGCTTTCATGAGGCCCACGTCGCTGTCCGCGAAGGATGCGTTGACGCTGGCTATCTTGGTGTAGTAGTCGGCCTTGGATGCGTCCGATGATTCTTTCGTCGGCGTCCAGATGGGGCGGACGTTGAGCAGATCGTCGGGAGCCGTTCTGAGTCCTTCCTGCATTTGTATGGCCATGGTCAGAGCGTTTATAAGCTGTCGTCCGAAGAACCTGTTCTGTCTGTTCGCGGTGCGTGTCAGACTGTTCTCCGCCGCGGCCAGGGCTTCAGCGCTGGTCGGGTTCGTGACCCTGATCCCGAGGTTCTCGGCGGGGATGTCGGTCTGCGAGCTGACGAGCATTGCGATGGTTTCGAGCATGTCGCCATGCGGGGTCATGCTCGCCTGGCTGATCTGCTTGAGGTCGGGCGCTGTGTTGTCCTGGTCTCGTCCGATTGCGTTGATGGCGCTGACCAGTGAGCTCCATGTGTCCTCGCTGAACGCGTCCGGGTCGGCACCAAGGAACCAGAGTTTCGGTACGCTGTAGAATTCGGCGGATGCCTCCATGCGGATGATGGTTCGAAACGCCGTGTCGGTGAGGTTGATGAGCGTGCGGTTGATGCGGCTGCGCCCGAATGGCCTGTCCATCTGCTTGTCATATACGAGTGGGACCACGCTTGGCCGATCCAGATTCGTATCGAATCTTTCCGCGTACCAGATACCCTGGTTTTTCATGCAGTGGTACGTTTTGCCGGGGAGCCATGCGTTGAATTCCGTTATGCGCCCTTCGGCGTCGTCGTCGATGATGGTCAGAGCGCCGGAGATGCGGCGGTGCCTGCGGTCCCATTTCGCCGATGACCAGTCTGCGGAGCACGGCATGAAGATCATGCGTGGAGAGTCCTCGGGACTGTCCGGGTCTCTGGCGACGGTGATGAAGCTGCATGAGTGCTTGTACGCGCTGATGATCGCCTCCGACACGTCCACGTCGAGCTCGTTGTCGGCCATCATCCGTGCGATGCCGTGGTTGTCATTGCCGTCGGGTACCGCGAAGCCCTCGAAGGTGCTCTTGTCCGCAAGCGAGCGCACCGCTTTCTCGGGCCATCCGATTACCGCGCCGACCTTGTTTTTGATACTGTTCGGGATGCTGATGCCGAAATCCTTGAGATTCTCACGCGCGTCGTAGTATCTGCTGCGAATGAGGTTCCGTGGGTATTTTTCCCTCCAGATGGAGAGCAGATCGTTGATTGTCGTTAGATCGTCGGCGTCGATTCCATCGCCACGCATTCTGGTGACGTTCTCCGTTGCCGTCGAGAGGAAGCGGTTCCCCTCGTGACTTCCGTTGATCTGTATGCTTCCGCCTTGGGGAAGGAACAGTTCATTCATCAGATCATCACCTTCTGCCGTCGGTTCGGGTCGCGTTTGGTTATGAATGTGCCGTACAGCGCGAGCGTGCAGGCGACGAGCGGGCTGATGTCGATGTCGGTGCCGAGCTTGTTCCAGCCGATGGCTCCCGAGGTGCCGATGTTCCTGGTCGTCGCGTTGGCCACGGCCACGTCCAGCGCCGGCTGCATGTCCTTGGGCAGGTGCGTGAGCAGTCCGTCACGGAGCATGTCCTGGAACCGTCCGCACGCGCGTCCCATGTCGGCGGCGTTGGTAGTGATGACCTTGACGTGGCGTTTCTTCAGGTCGGGCAGCAGAGCCATGGCGGGGGATTGCCCATCGATGACCACGGCGGCGGTCCTGTCCCATCGTTCCGCGATCCAGTCAACCGCCCACGCGGAGCCTTTCGACTGGGTTGATTCGAAGCTTCTCAGTTCGATGTGCGCGGTGCCGTCAGCATGTTTGATGCATCCGCCGATGGCGAGCGAACTTCGGTCGGGAGGCATGTCGATCGCGTAGCCGATCAGGCCGTTCTTGTCGGGAGCATTCAACGAGGCGTGAGACCATTTCGCTATGTCTATCGCGGAGACGGTTGCGGTGTTGTCCCATATCCCCAGTCCTTCTCGTCGGAACGAGTCAGCGCCGAGTTGTTTGAGCAGTCGGAGTATGGATGTGGACGGTGTCCTGTGCGGGTAGCTCGGGTTGGCCTTCCTCCATTGTTCGCGGTCGGCTATCTGCGCGTCTCGGTCGGCGGAGAATTCCACGTAGATCTTGTCGTCATCCGTGCCGTTCAACGCCTCATCTCTGCGCAGCGAGAATACCTCCGATGGATCTGATGGCTTCGGTGGAGTTCCCAGCATGATCACCAGACCGTTGGGAGCGGTGTTCATGGCCGGCACCATATCGTCGAGCGCGTTTTCCGTGAGGATCTGCGCCTCATCGAAGATTTCGATGTCAACATCGTCGAAGCCTCGTCCGAAGCCCCGCTCACGGGCACCGAACATGATGCGCGAACCGTTCGAGAACACGATCTCCTGCTGGCCGTTCGCGCTCCTCACGTCGGCGATGTACCTTCTGATTCCTTTCCGGTTGGTCATGCCCTTCATGAACATGAACGTCTCGTCGGACGTGCGGCTGCGATGCGCTGTCCACAGCGTTTTGAGACCAGGCGTCAGGATGCTGAGCATGAATATCATCGTCCCGATGAGGAACGTCTTGCCGGCCTGCCGGCAGATGCTGATGAGGATCCCGCCAACCGTGGCCGCATAGGACCCGTCACGGCGTTTGCCCAGCATGACCATGCCAAGGCCGTCCTGCCAGCGGTCATATTCGATGCCGCATAGCTGTTTGGCCAAGACTCGAACCCTGGGCCAATCCGATGAGACGATGCCGGAAGGTACCACGAGTCGACGGGCCGCCTCAGATAGCTTCGGAGTCGAAGGCGTCATCAACAACCTCCGTCATGGTCATAGGAACCTGTGGTTCATCGCCGCCGGTCAGTGATTCCAGCTCTTTCGTCACCGTGAGCAGCTGTTTCGACAATGCCGAAAGGCTCGTCGACGGGGTGCGGGGGTCGAACATCGCGGTCTGCAGACGATTCTGGGTGCGTTTGAGCAGCACGTCGTACGGCTCGGCTTCCGTCGGTGTTTCGGGCTGTGTCTGTACGGCCGTCGCTGACACTGCAATCTGCCTGCTTCGTCTTTTCTGCCCAGCCTTCGTCGGAGGACGCTTAGGTTCAGAAGTGTCGTTCGACTTCTGCTCGCGACGCCAGGCGCGCAGCCGACATTTCGAAGAGCAGAACTTCTGTGGCTTACCATGCCGCGCGGAGTCGGGAATTTCCGCACCGCATTCCGCGCATCGCATGGCCGGTCACCTCCGAAACGTTTCAAGCGGACATCTATCACGCGAACGCCAGCAATCACAAGGGTTTAATGATATTGGAAACGTTTCACGGATAGTAGGAAGAACCACATGAAACGTTTCCACCACGCGGGGAGAGAACAGCACTGCACCCGAGGCGGCTGAGAAACGCCTGCCGGGGGAGTCCTACCCAGGGTTTACCAATCACCGCTCGTCGACAGCGGCAACGAGGTCGATCTGATGTCGTCGGCGTGACCTTGCGTGATGAGTTGATGAATGCGCCGTCGCGCCCACTCGACCGTGTGGTTGGAACGAGTGCGGTTGCACCAGCGATGTGCGAGGAAGCAGTTAGCGAAGTCATACGGCGAGCCGCCACGACTGACAGGAATCTTCTCATCGACCTCGGGGCTGCCGGGAAGACCAGCGGGCAATGTCTTATCAACCGGCCTGCCGCATAGCCAGCAGACATCATAGGCGGCACGTACGCGTGCGGTTACCTTGTCTCTGCGCCATCCATTGGCGCGTCGGTTGTTCTGCTTGGACATTTCTATTTCATCCAATTACGTTGGCGAATTATTGGGGTGAGCGTTCGATATTAGATAAGAAGAGTTCCTGTGTCTGAGTGCCGCGGCTTGTCGGCGGAATGCGCGATTGCCGTAGCCGTCACGATTGCGCTTCGCCATAACGCATGACCTCCGAGAATGCCAGTGATCGCTGCTATTAAAGGACGACGCTGGCAATCATGACTGATGGATATGCTGGGTTACATGCTTTTGCTTTCAACTGTCGTCCCCGTTACTGGTTCCATCGTAGTAGCCATCCACTGGCTCCTAACCGACTGTTTGGTTAGGAGGAATACTCGCACATACCATCGCATTGACGGTCAGGTAAGAGCAGAGGCAGCGGCAAAGTTTCCTGAGAACGATCGGTCATCTTACGATTGGATATCGCAAGAGGAAGAAAAACGTTTGCAAGCGGCAGGGTTTAAAAATACTGGTGGAATAAGTCCGAGCGATTTTGACGCAGCCCAGTATGTTGGGTCTTACCCGATGCCAGTCGCGCAGCATATGGATCAGTGGATCCTAATTGTTACCGCGATAATCGGGGTTATTCTCATGGGTTTTGGGAAGTAGCCGCGTATAAAATCGAATAGACTAATTTCTGCCAGGAGTAGCCGCTCCGGCAGAAAGGTTCGAAGATGAGCAAAGTCAGATTCGAATTCAATGAGAAGGGGTTTGAGCAAGTTGCACAGGATGCGGTGAACAAGTTCGCTGAACAGCATCAGAATGAGTGCATCATATGCCACAAGCCCATTCAGAACGATGAACCTCTTAAACCGGGAATGGTTCCGGTTCATCGCGAATGTGCCGAGAAGGAAGGGCTGATCTAGTCCTTCTCGGTCTCATTGCCTTGCTGTTCGTATTTTTCGATGACGTCGATCAATGCGTTCAGCAAGGTTTTTACTTCGCTCAGATCGGGTTTGACTTTCACGGTTATTGTTGGTTCCGCAGCCATATCAGGTACCTTTCGATTGCGAGATGCAACAGGTCGTGGACGTTGAAAACCTAGGGGGATTGGTTGGTTGGTCTCCATCTATGGAAAGCACCAACTGTAGATAGTTATACGTTGACAGTTGGTGAATCCAAAATAATGTTGACAGTTTATGTCAGAGGTATGCCACTGTTCCCGATAAGGGTTATTATCAGTTGTCCTCCAAAGGAAGTTCGAGCTGCTCTACTTTTTGAGGTGGGACATAGAAACGATTTTTGAGGGATTCTTGACTTTTTTCAGACAAATCCTCCAAGACGGGAAGAGTCTCTGATACGAATGCCGAGATTGTTGGTTTTGAATTAGTTGGGGCAGAAGCTTTATTTATATCGAATCGTAAATTCGCGGTCTGACCACCGTTGAGCTGGATGCTCGCATCAGTCAACGTACCTATATCGGCCAGTTTGTCGAATGTATCGTTTTTATCCACGTTCCCATCTGGAAACTTTGATATGGCTACTTCTACTCCTGTAAGAATCTTGACCTCCCTAACCTTCACGTTGTGCACTCGTTTCTTAAATGATTTCAGCGAAATTCCCTTCCGCATTTTTAAATTTGCTCCATCTGGGAAGACATCCTCTTCGATTTTGGAATGATCTGCGAAGTAAACAATCAGACTAGAATCATGAAGAGTTAAATGACGCGATTTACCTTCACCACACAGTTCCCAGATCCACTCGTCTGAAGGAATTTCTTCATCGAGTGATGCATTGAAATAACCTGTTTGCAATGACTTGAGATGAATCAACGAAGACTTTGCGTCAAGAAGGTGCGAGAAGTTGATTGGATTGCCGGTTCCGTCCAATCGTGTAATTTGATCGATTTTGAGTGAAGCACCTAACGAATACCAAAAATCTAAGTCCTCAATCTCGTTTAAAGACAATAAATAATTCCACGAATCGTCATCCAATTCATCAGAAATATGAATATCCCTCGGATAGGTGTCAATTCTATGTTGTGAGCCTTTCCATATTGCCTGGAAGAAGTTGTCAATCTTAGTGAAAGCGTCATTTTGAAGAGACGATTCTGCTGAATTTAATGAAGATTCCATTGAGCTAGCATTACCGGTCTTCGCAGCATTAATGCCAGCTTGGAATGAAGAGACCGCACGCTCCACCTTCTTGCTCGTGTGAAACAGGCCTCGACCACCTTTGACGAGTAGCTTTGAAAGCAATCCATCAATCGGTTCTTCCCCTACTTTGTTATTAAAATGATGAACTGCATTTAGTCCGCCGACGAAGGTGTTATGTCTGACTGCAGTTTCGGACAGGGATTTATTTTCAAGTTCCGAACCACTGTTTTGGTTAACCGTTATCATCAACGGTTTGAAATCCGACAGGCTGTTTACATCATCGCGAAGTATTTCTGAATTATTCGTGGTCCTCAGGTATAGATAACGTTCTTCTTTTTTTGCTCCTGACCAATCGAGGACCATATCGGGACCATACGAATGATTGAAAAAGCGAGTCGTCTTTATGTTGGCAGTTGGGTCCATCGTTGAAATTTCGCGACATACCGTTTGCTTAAGCTTTGCTATGGCCTCTTCGTCTGAAAGCTCGTTAACATCTCGCAAAATCATGTTTTCGAAATCAATATCAGTGTTATTCATAGTTTACACCTCCTCGTTCATAGCTTGCTTGCGATAAGCAATCTGCGGTCTTCAGACGACAGAGTCAGAAATTGTTCCTGCTGCTTACAAAGAACGATGATCCAGATGTTCTCGGAAAGATATTTGATAAGGTTTTGGATATCATCCGAAGCAACTGCAGCTCGCGCCTCTCCCTCATCGATTATCCCTAAAGCCTGATTCCGGAATTCTACGACTGCATCAACAATCGAACTTGTGGAATGAAGTGTGGACCAAGTTGTCGCCTTAAAAGGTGACCACGTAATCCACATGAACACGTCCGCACTTTTCGGTTCATGTCTTTTTGCGCAGAAACATTTAGCCAAAAACTTCTCAAAATGCGAACCTTGATCTGATGAGTTTTGGTAGTTTTTGACCTCAGCTACAAATAGTTCACCTTGTTTGTTGTGGCCAAAATCATCTTCTCCACAAAGGAACCCACCTAGATCAAAAGAGAAGTCCTTACTCTTGGGCGGCATCTCTTTCTCCCAAGAAAATGTCAATTTCTTGGCAGCCACCCCATCAGGGTTCTCCCAAGGCACCTGTGCCCTAGTCGTTGATTCCAACCATCTTTTGGCGGCATGAGAGCCCTCGGCCCCGCGCAGTTGAGTTTGTTCGCCAGTCACAATGAACAAATATAGCCGAGTTTGGTTAACACGGACTACCATGTCTTCACCGTACCGACGATGTTGTTCGTCCTTGATGACGATGTCATCAAGGGAAGAGTACGAGACCCGAAGAAACCAGTTAGCGAACAATTGCTCTCCAAACATCCCAAACCCGAAAAACGGGTTTCCCGTCCGATGTCCCCACCGGTGTGAGCAGACCGCGCTTCTTCCACTGGCTGATGGTCCATCGCTTGACGTCGATTCCGTTGACCTTGAGCAGACGCGAAATGGCGGCGGCGGTACCCTGGGCGTGCTCTCCTGATGCGAGCGCGCAGGTGAGCAGGTGCTGCTCCTGCACGTCCACGACCTTGAGCGTGGAACCGCACTTGCAGACGATCCATTGGCCTGCGATCTCCGTGTCGGTGCACCACAGGTCGCGTTCACACGCGGGGCAGACGCCGATGAGACGCCTGTCCTCGGGCGGGGTCAATTGCATGGTCATCTTGTGCCGGTAGCGGTCGGTGATAGCGATGATGTGCCGTGAGTCCCTGCGTTTGAGGAGCATCATGGAGCGTTCAGCCGCGGCGTTGAGCAGACTCTCGGCGGGCATATGCCTGCTGTAGCGCAAGGTCAACGCTTTGCCGAGCATGTCCGCGAACCGGATGATGTCCTCTTGCAGCTGGAACGCGTTCATGTTCAACGGGATGGGAGCGACGGAGCGATTACTGCCGCCCTGCTGCCGCGCAGTGACCCTCGCCTTCCTGGCGGCCACCAGTCGCAGGTCGGGCAGGCGGTTGGCCAGCGAGCGCAGGTTGTTGGTGAAGGCTGTGGTGCAGTTGTGGCAGTAGTCGATGCCGGGAGTGTGTGCTCCGCATTGTTTGCATTCGCTCATGTGGTGTTCCTTAGAAGAATGCGATAAGGGTGAGTTTGACGATTCCGATGATGATGAGGGCGGTGAAGGCGACGCAGATCGTTGTGATGAGCACGTTTGTGGCGATTCTCACCGGTTTCGACTGCTCCGGTTTCGGCTTGTCACCGTTCCAGTTGATGGATGGATCATTCATGGTTTCCCTCCTGTGCATTTTGGCGAGCGCTGGTTTGGTTTGTGTTGGTTGTGGTGGTGAGTGCTTTGGTGTATGCGGTGGTCATGTTGTTGATGGTTTTTTGGATGTTGCCGGCGAAAGTGCCGAGTGCGTCGAGGCAGTGGGTGTCGAATGTTGGTGTGTCTGTTATGTGCTTGTAGTGGTGGTCTTGCCATTGGTGTGTGGGTGGCTTGCTGATGTGGCGGTTGTTCATTTCAGTGTCTTTCTATGCTGATGAGCAGGATGATCAGTCCGATGATGAGGACGATGAACCATGGGATCCAGTTCATCGGCTGGTCGCCTCGTAGGATTTCATAGCGGCGGGCCAATGCATGTGACGCCAGCACACCAATGGCAAGACCGCTGAGCATGGCGGTAACGTTGCTGCGCTTCATGCCATCACCACACTGCGAACGGCGGCGAGCACGGAGCGGGCGTTCATCATCCGTGTACGACGTTCGTTGCTGGATATCGTGGCATTGAAGTCGTATTCGGCCTGTTCGAGCGTCGCAGTGGCACCGTGCAACGGCAGCTCAATGAAATACTGCTGGATTGCGGCCGCAGAGGGTGTCAGATTGTTTGTGTAAGTGGGGGTGTTTTTGATTGAAAGTTGAGACACTGATGACCATGATTGATAGACAAGAACGACAGGCGCGTGGCCGTGAGCAGGCTGAGGGCGTTGCGGCG